GAATAAGTGTAATTTCTCCCCCTAATGGCGTGAGTGACGTCATGGATGTGCCTAGTGCCGCCATTATCGGCATTAATAAGTTAGCCGTGGCACCTACAACACTGACACTGGCACTGTTTCTGAATCTGAGGCGGTCAACGAAGTTCGAGGTGTGCTCGATCAGGTGTCAGCGGCAGAGGTTGGTGATTTAGTTAAAGCAACCGACAAAAAGCTAACGATTGCAGCCGTTGAATTTAATGGCAATCTCAGCCTTGATGATCGCGTGATCATCCTCGGTGTTGCTTATCAGATTGTCAGGATCGCAACGATTGAGCAAGATAATCTGCCGATCACTTTTGACCTGTTCCTGAGAGCGTGACATGCCACGTAATATCAAAATCACGGAGATCGTCAAATATTCTCAAGACCAGTACGAAAGACTGCTGCGTTCTGCCGTCCTTGAGACTGATCTGCGACTAAAGAACGGCAGCCCTGTTGCTTCAGGACGACTTCGTGTTAGCTGGCAGATTGGGGAAAACTCTGCACCAGGCGTACCTAAACCGCCGGGTGATTATGGTGGCAAGGTGCCACCGCCTGAACGAGTTAACTATAAAACCGAGAAAGCCGGGAATGTATATAGCATCCACAACAATCTGCCTTATGTTGAGCCTGTCTTAATGGGCAATAATATGCCGCCATCCTGGAATAACCGTTGGCGATCCAAGGACGATCAGATCCAGCGTGGCTACCCTTTGGTTGTCGCAAAAGATATACAGACCTGGATCCAGATTGAAGCTGCCAGAATCGCTCGGAGTTCATGACAAGCGCTTACAACAGCATCAGGGCTGCTATCGAGGCCAGAGTGCTCGAAGAGATGGAGAATCCGGCGCCTTACCCGGTTGCGTTCCAGAATGTGCCATTCACGCCTCCCAACAATTCTCCTTGGGTCAATTGTTCTGTCACCTTTGGCGACAGTGCCTACGCGACGATCCTCGGTCCGTCGACCGGATACAACCGGTATAGCGGTGTTGTAATCCTCGATATCTTTAGCCCCATAGGCATCGGCTCGGGTGATAATTACGACATTGGGGGAAGGCTTAAGCAAGTCTTTGACCGCCAGGCATTTGGCAATATAGTCTTTGATGCTGCATCTGGGCCTGCTCAGGTTCAACCAGCCACTCCAGAGTCTTTCTTTCAGACTCGATTGAGTATCAGCTTCCAGGCACATCTAGAATAGGCCAGAAAGCCACTACCGTTCAAACATCATGGCTACTGTTCTGTCCGGTACGTCCGGCGCTCTTTACTACAAACCTGCCGGCACTGACGCAGATCAGCTCGCCGCTTCCGCTTTTCCTTCTAGCGGATCTGACATCACCGTCGGAACTTACTTGGGTTTCCAAGTGAATGATCTGGTCACTTTGACCTATCCTGCATCTGCAACCACTACCGGCGCAATTCCTGCTGGTGATTACTACGTTCTGACTTATACCGCCAGCACTGGCGTGATGACTGTCAGTTCAACCGAAGGCGGTTCCGCCGAAACTGCTACAGCCGCACCTACTGGTTTTGGCAGCGATTACGCCAGCATTAGCTACAAGAATTTTGAAGCTGTTGGAGATGTTCGCGAATGGTCCTTTGAGATCACTCGTGATGAAATCGATGTAACCACTATTGGCCAAACTCTTGGTCAATATGCACCGTTCAAAACCTATATCACCGGCTTTGCTGATGGTGAAGGTTCTGCAACGATCTACACCACTGATGACGACACCACCATTGCTTCACGCTTGGTGGAAGATGTGATCCAGCGTCAACAGCACGGTGTGCAGTTTAAGCTGTATATCGATCGTGTGTTGTCTTCCGGTTCGGTTGATGACACTGCAAGCCGCAGCATTGAAATGGAAGCGGTGTTGACTTCAGCCAGCTTTACCGTCAACCCTGATGACGCGCAATCAATTGAGATTGCATTCCGTCCTTCTGCAGTGCCTACCTTCGACTTCAGCAAGTCCTGATCGGCAAAATAAACAGTCAACCCCTGGCCTTGTGCTGGGGGTTTTTTGTGCGTATTATTCATTTAGTTATCGGTTTTTTCATGCCAGCTGCATCCGCAAGTCTTCGCGCTTTGGATCGTCTCAAAAAGGCAGCAAATCTTGTGCCAATTAAGCGCATTGTGACGCTGAGCAATGGCGATGAATTTGAATTTTGGAGTACTCCGCTAACGATGGCGGAACGCGAAAAAGCGCAAAAGGCGGCCAAAAGTGACGACATTAACACTCTTGCGCTTCAGCTTTTGGTTGCAAAAGCACAGGATGAAAATGGCAAGCGGATGTTTACTCAAGGTCAAATTGCTGAATTGAAAAACGATGTTCGTGATGAAGATCTTCAAGCATTGATGCTTGCCTTGATTACTGGCGAAGGCAACGTCACGGAGGAAGAAGCAAAAAACTAACCAAATGCGTTAAGGATGACTATTCCCTGAGGATGATGATGCGTGTGGCCCGTGAACTGGGTTACACGCTGTCTGAATTGACGCAGCGCATGTCACGCGAAGAGTTTCAATTATGGATTTTGTTGTTTGAGGTGGAAGCCAAGGAGCAACAGGACGCCATGAGAAAAAGCAAGCGCCGGTAGAATCAAAAGACAATTAGGTCGAAGCCGTGGCTGTTGTTGCTGCCGTACAGATAAAAGTTGACGCCAGCTCGGCTAAAGCGCAGATCTCTGGTCTTCAGGCGTCAACCACAAAACTTCAAGGCGCTTTCGGGAAGCTTAGAGCTGCAGGTTCATCGCTTCAAGGCGTTTTGGCCGGAATTGGCGCTGGCGCTTTGTTGAAAGGTTTTGTGTCAGCGGGGATTGAGGCTCAACGAACAACAAAACGATTAAAACTTCTTTCAAAGCAATATGGGGAATCTGCACAGCTTGCGCAAATAGCCGATCAAGCTGACAGCAAATATGCAATTGGCAATACTCAGGCAGCCAATGCAGTCGCAGATTTATATGGGCGTTTGCGTCCAATGGGTATTTCGTTGGAAGACATTGGAACGACCTTTAATGCAGTGAATACTGCAGCGGCAAAAATGAATCTTACCGCTTATGAGACAGATGGCGTGTTGTTGCAATTAAGCCAAGCACTTGGTTCTGGCACTTTGCAAGGTGATGAGTTCCGCAGTGTGATGGAACGTTTACCTGCAATTGGTCAAGCAGTTGCCAATTCAATGGGGGTTAGTGTTGGAGAACTGAAAAAATTAGGTTCTGAAGGTAAGTTGACAACAGATGTCATTATTAAAGCTCTTCAAGGATTGGCAAATGAAAAGGCACCAGAACCCGATCCGTATAAAAAGTTTCAGGCAGCTCTAAGTGATTTAAGTACAACGATTGGACAGGAACTTCTTCCAGCTTTTACTCCATTGGTTGAATTTGCAGGCTCTCTTGCTAGAGCATTTGGGTCTTTGCCTGGACCAGTAAAAACAACATTGGCTGCACTTATTGCATTGGCAGGTGCCGCCGCAATTCTTGCGCCACTTGTTAGCGTTATCGCGAGTATTGGCCCTGCCTTGACAGGTGTGATTGGAGCTGTTAGTGCCGTTGCTGGTGCTTTGACAGGTGGCGGTGGCTTACTTGCAGCTATTGGCGCAGTTTTTAGCGGTCCTGTCGGTTGGGTTGCTTTGTTGGTTGGTGCTGGCGTCGCTCTTTATGCATTTAGGGATCAAATCGCCACGGTATTTGAGGCCATTGGCATTGTGATCAAATATGCTTGGGAAACATTTAAATCGGTCTATGTTGATCCAATTATTAATGCTGGCAAGATGATTTATCAGTTCTTTAAAGAGAACTGGGGCGCCATTTCCGAGTTTGTCAGCGGTGTGTTTACCAAGATTTTTGAGTTTTATAAGACGACGTTCATTGATCCAGTAGTCAACCTTGCACGGAGTCTGATCGAAACGTTTGGCAACATTTTCAACAGCATTGGCGAAGCAATCAAGGCGCCATTTGTTGCTGCATTTAATGCAATCAAAGGCGTTGTGAACAGCGTTTTGAGTGGCATTGCTAACGCCATCAACGGCGTGGTCAATGCAATCAACAGGGTTATCCGTGCGGCTAACTCTGCAGCGGCAAAAGTTGGTTTGCCGC